ACGTCTGCCTCTCCTAGTGTAGGTGGAACTACTTGGTAGATGACCGTAAGAGCGCCTAGCCCTGTGCCACCAATAACTTTGTAGCGATTAACAGTGCTATCCCACTCTAGTGCATAGGCGTTGATATACTGACCAGTCATGTAGAACTCACCCAAGTCCATCTTGTATACGTTACCGTTTGCATTGTGAAGTGGTTCTGAATATCCGTCCAAGTCAAAGTCTGCTGGCATGTACGGGTCAGTGCTCAGGTCAATAGTGACTGCTCGTAGTGACCAACCCCATCGGTAGTAGCGCCACGCATAATCAAAAGCGAACTGGATGTAATCCTTCCAGTCTTCCAAATTACCATTCGGTAGGATACGTTTACCCATCATCCTTGCAAGTGCAAGTAGAGCGGTAGCTTGATTAACTGTTGTTGCCATAGCCTTCCTCCTTAGGAACAATGTTTTTGTAAACACGGTACTCAGGGAAGGTATGGGCAAGCTGACGAACAATACTGTTAGTGCCCATAGGGTCAGTGTGACTCTTCTTTGGGTTCTTCAAAATGCTGTCGCCATCTACCATAGTGTCAAAGCCCACGAGTGCATCCCATATCGTAGAAGGAACTGATACACCGAAGCGTAAGTTCTTGCTAATAGACGCGGAGCCGTTGTCGTTAGCACGAGTCGCACGAAGAACTTCGATTTCTCGGAGCTGTGCTTCATGCTGCTTGCGTGCACGTGCGTTAGTGTTTACTGTGAAGTCTGCAATCGCTCGCCATCGCTTCTGCCCTTTAAGGGTAAGGATGCGGTCAATCTCTGCCAGCTTTTCTTTTTTTGTCATCTTCATGTTTGTTTCCCTTTTATAGGTGTTGTCTTCAGTATAACAAAAACTCCCCGTTATGGGGAGTAGATGTTTTGTCAGGAGTGGATTAGTTTGTGTAACCCTTACCGACGAAGTTCACAGCTTGGTAGCGACCTTCGAGAGTAAACTCACCGAGGATTGCGCCCTTTTCGTAGTCACCGCCCTTAGGAGCGTCGAAGCTGTTCGGTTCACGGAGGCTTGCAATAGCCCAAGTGTTTTCTTGCAAGATGGCAATGTTACTTGTGTCAGATGCAGCGAGCACTGAGTCAATGTAACGGTGCTTGAACATCTTTACGATACCGAAGTCTGATTCGTAAACATCAACGCTTGAGACAAGTCGCTTGTCTTTTACGTCTACGTTCTTGACAGCACCAGCGGTAAAGCCAGAGATAACTTGCTTCAACTTACGACCGACATATACAGCGTCAGGGTCTCCACCTTGTTCCCAAAGGTTTCCAAGGTAAGTGTTGAAGAGAGCTTCTGTGAAAGGAGCAGCAGCGTTGGCAACCTTGTTAGTTGTCACTTGGTCAAAGATACCACCAAGTTCACGTGCAGTAGATGCGTTACCAGCAGCAGCAACACCGTGAAGGATAGACCATTCAGCCTTGTTCTTCCAGTTCTTGAGTGCTTTAGCCATGTGGTAAGCCTTAGGGTTTGGCATACCAGCGTGAAGGGTAGCTTGCTCAGTACCAGAGACTTTGTAGTCTTCACGGATAATCTGAGTGTAGTTGCTAAGACGAGTCGGGTTGACTACATCACCAGCACCGTAGTCAGCACCTTCAACTTGTTTCTTATCTGTGCTTGTGTTGGTCAGCGTAGCGTAGCTGTCAACGAGCCATGAGTGAGTCGTAGCTGTTGCAGAACTTTTCTGAAGACCTGTAAACAATTGGTTGTCGATTGGTGAAAGGTTGGTAATGAAATCCAACAGGCTTTCGCGCATAGACGGGTTGTTGTAACTTAGTGAAATTGCCATTTCAGTTTTTCTCCTTGTGTTTGTTTTGGGCTAGGCTTTATGCCTTATGGATAAATAATATCACGCCCCTGTGTGGGGCGCAATAGGCTAGATTTTGTTAGCTTCAATCAACTTGGTAAGTTCGATGACAGCAGCCTGGTCTCCGCCGTCGTGTAGAGCAGCGAGGTTTACTCCTTGAGGAGATGGTGTTTGCGTACCACCACCGAGAGGTTGTGAGTCACGGATACTGGTCGTAACATTAGTGTCGTTGACACCACGCTTGTATTGTGCGTGAAGTGTACCAATCAACTCATCTGCTGCCTGCGTAGGTGAAAGTGATGTACCTCGTTGGTACGCTCCCATACGGACATTGTGAATCATGTCTCGGAGTTTCTTATCCTCTTTGATTTCAGGGTACTTAACGAATGTTTCTTCCCATGCGGTTGCTTCTGCTTCACGGATGGTGCTTTGCTTAGTACCTTCTGTCATAGCTTTCTTCACAGCTGTGTCAACTAAGTCACCGAAGAACTTGTTCAAAGCCTGGTCGTCGTTCTCTAGCTGTTCCTGTGTTGGTGGCTTTGGAAGTTCGATAGCATCAGGTGTAGCACCTGCACCGTTAATCAACGAGTCAAGGTAAGCATCATAATCCGGTGAAGGAGTAGGTGTTACTGCTGGCTGTGGTTGTGGGTCAGTCGGCTGCGGTGTCTCAACAGGCTGTGGCGCTGGTGTCGGGTCTACTGGTGCAGGCGTTGGGTCAACTGGTTGAGGTGTTGGCTCCGGTGCTGGCTGCGGAATACCGTTAGAGATTCCCGGTGTGAAAGTTGGTACTTCTTGTACTGGATTTGCATTTGGGTCATTTGGATTCATTTTGATTTTCCCCCTTACTTGTCGTATAGCATAACTATACCACAGTCTTTTTTAATACACATATAGGCAAGAAAGTCTGTCTCTGTTGGGTCGATTTCCCACTCGTGTTCACACTCTTGATTGTTCATCGGCTCCGGTGTTTCAATCTCTTCAACAAGAGTACCACCGTGTACTTTATCGACACGGAGCTTTACCTCTTCTTTTTTGCCCCACTCACTAGGAGTTTGGGGTTGTGGCTGCTGACCTGAGAGCATCAATTTCTTCCCTCGCTGCTTCTCCCTGTTGGGCTTTGCTTTGTAACATAGTGTTGAGGTTCTGAAGTTCTTTCACCCCACCATGAACAGATAGGTAGCCACGGTCATCCAGTGGTGTGTTAGCTGTCATCTTATTAAGAAGATACGACACTCGCTCATTGATGTAGTCAAGCAAGAACTTTCCTTCTTCTGAGTCGAGGATACTCGCTGCACTGAGTGAGTCCTTCAATCGCTTCTCTGCTTCGTTGATACGCTGGTTAGTGTTGTCCATGTTCCCTCCTATAGTTGTAAGTCTGCTAATGCTTCATCAGGTGATAGTGGTGGCAATGCTTCTGCTGGTGCCTCATCCATAGGTGCTGGCTGTGGTTCCACTGGTGCTTCTTCTACTGGTTGTACTGTAGCAGGTAATACGAAGCGTGAATAGTTCTCTGAGAATTGTTCTGAGCCTCGAAGTGCAACTTCATTCCAGTCGATGTTAATAGCCTGTGTCGTGTCGTTGTTACGTGTAGCCTGCTCAACTGAGTTAGCCTGCCACTGTTGTAGGTTCTGTGCCCACTGTAGATAATCCTGACGCTTTGCATCCTTACTGATTGGCTCGAACGAGCTGTCGTCAATACGGATGTTCCATAGTCCCATCAAGTCTGCTGGTCGGATAATCTCGTTTGTCTTGTTACCGAAGATAACCTTCTCAACAATCAGGTCGTGGTTCAGGAACTGCTGTGAGTTAGAAGCCCACATCTCACCGACTTGTCGCCATGAACGGCGGAAGTTAGAGCGCATGAACCCAACCTTCTCGGCTGCTGCTTCCATCATACGGGTGATACCAGTAGCCGTGCCAGCTGTCTGGTCAGTGTCTGAGTTAGGGATACCACTTGCATACTGAGAGATGGTGGCGTTCTCAATCGCACCGTTCACTAGGTTCTGAATAGTCTGAAGCTGTGTAACGTCAGGTGCTGGGAAGCGGAACTGCTTTGGCATCTCACCACGGTAACGAAGCTCGCCACCCGGCATGATACGGTACGGTTCAACAACAGCACCTTCTTCAATAGCAATCATTCCATCTGACATATTGAGTCCGTCCATGTGGTGGTTGAATACGTCGTTAATAGCTGACTGTAGCGTCTCACTATTCTCGAAGATACTCTCTCCCCAAAACTGGTATGGCTTACGTCGAATGTAGAATGGAACGAATGGATACTTCTTGTGCCAGTAAGGATTAGGTGCACGGTGAATCTCAATCAATCCTGAGCCGATACTGTTCTTTGCACGTGCGTATGTAACTGTCTCTTTAGTCTTCTTGTCCCAACATTCAAACAACTCTGCCATGTCGGTAGAGGTATCGAGGTTAGTTGTGTCCTGTGAGTTTACTAGGCGGTTGCGTGAAGACTCGTATTGTGCAAACTCGTTAGTAGCTTTACCTGAGATGTATTCCAAGTTCTTGTACTTGCCATCTTCTTCAAGCTCATACTTTGGTCGGAAGGTGTGGATGACAAACCACGGCGCTTTCTGCAAACCAAGCATCCCTGGTGCACCAAAGAAGTTAAAGATGTTCACAGACTGGAAGTCGTTGTAGCCTTCGGTAGCTGTCTGAACTACTTCTTTAGAGTAGTCAACAAACTCTTTGTTATCTGTTGGGTGAGTGATGTATTCCACTTGCTTAGATACATATGGTACACGACCAAGACCCTGACCAGTGACGGCTGCATCAAGCAAGGTTCCAAGTAGTTCGTCTTGGATAGGTTCATCACGAAGTGGGTTCTCGTAGTCAAAGTCGAGTGCCATCTTAACCTTCTCAAGCTTCACGTTCATCTCTGTCATGTACTTGTCGAACTCTTCTTTTGACAATACGTTCACTGGTAATGAGCGAACGGCTACTTCAAAGCCAGGACGATACTGGATGAAGCGTGCAATCAAGTCCCAAATCTTACTAGCGATAATAGGCATGTACACCTTTGAACGCCAAGGAGCTGTACCCTTTAGTCGATTGACGTAGGCATACATATCTTCGTACCATTTGCTCCACTTCTGAAACAAGGGTAACTGGTAGTCACGAGCAACCTCGTAACGCTTGAGCCACATAGCTGCGTCATCAATTTCTTTCTGAGACGGCTGGTAGATTGTCGGAGCAGTTTTATTTTCGTTCATAGTTTATCCGTTTTTGTGTTTGACTTTTTCTCTATTATA